AACGGCAACCCGCTGCTGTTCTTCGAGCCCCACCCGAAGCAGTACGAGCTGCTTAAGGGGATTGGGGCGCCGCTGCGCTCGTTCTTTGGCGGCAACCGCGCCGGCAAGACGACGATCGGGATCGTGGATGACCTGATCCAGGCCGCCCCGCGTGCGTTGCTGCCCGAGCACCTGCAGGACTACAAGCGCTTCGAGTGCCCGTTCTACTGCCGCATCATGATGCCCTCAGAGAAGCTGCTCGGCCCCATCGTCCTGCAGAAGCTGCGTGAGTGGACTCCAAAGGCGATGCTCCGAGATGGTCTCTTCGACGCCTCGTTCGAGAAGGCAAACTCGACACTGCGTTTCGAGTGCGGTTGCCGCTTCGACTTCATGTTCTACACCCAGGACCTCGACAAGTTCGGCGGGGCGGCGCTCCACCGCTGCCATTACGACGAGGAGCCTCCGGAGGACATACGGAACGAGTGCCTGATGCGGCTCGTCGACTTCAACGGTGACGAGCTGTTCACCATGACTCCACTGCAGGGGATGACGTGGATGTTCGACGGGGTCTGGCTCGCCCGCAACTCGGACCCGGAAGTCCACGTCACGGTCGCCGACATGGACGACAATCCGCACCTGTCGCAGGAGGCGAAGGAACGCGCGTTCAAGAGCATGAGTAAGGAGGAGATCGAGGCTCGCAAGCAGGGCCGCTTCGTGCACTTCGAGGGCCTTGTGTACCCGCGCTTCGACGAGACCAAAGTTGCGGCCCCGGACCAGCGGCTCGTGCAGGACCTGGAGATAGTCGTGGGCATCGACCCGGGCATTCGCGAGGCCGGGGTCGTGTGGATCGGCTTCGACCGCGAGAACAACGCGATCGTCTTCGACGAGCTCGAGGCGATAGACGGGGAGACCGTTCATCAGCAGGCAGACCGTATCCGCGAGCGCAACCGCGCCTGGCAGATCGAGGAGAAGCGTGTCCAGTACGTGATCGATCCCGCGGCCAGGCAGCGCACGCTCACGACTGCCGTTGCCGTCGAGACCGAGTACGCGAACGCGGGCATCTACACCGCCCACGGCCAGAACGACCGTGAGGCCGGGATCGCGATGATCCGGGCCCGCATCGACCACGGGTCGCTGCAGGTCTCCGAGCACTGTCACGACGTCTTCCGCCAGGCGGCGCGCTACCGCCAGCAGATGCGCGAGGACGGCCAGTACGACGTGGTCAAGGACAACGACCACAAGATGGACGCCATCCGCTACGGGATCATGCACCGCCCCTGGCAGGGTGCGGCCGGGCGCGCGAAGGAGCTGGTTGCCGGCATGACGCGCGCCGACGACGAGACCGCGTTCGGGCCGAAGGACGTGGGGATCGGCAGGCCGAGGCGGCGCTCAGTGGTCGGCCTGGTCTAGCCGATCTGTCCGCAGGGCGGCGTACATATGCCTGACACGCCTCGCCTCGATCGCGAGCAAGGAGACCTTCTTGGCAGTCACCGGACAGACGATTTCGCAGGTGGACCTGGACATCCGCGGCAAGCGCAAGCTGTGGCGCTTCAACATCACCTGCCTCGGCACCTACACCACCGGCGGCGATGACTGGGCGACGCTCGCGGAGCTGAAGGCCGCGCTGGGCGCGTCCGAGTTCACGAGCCGCGCGCGCTTCGCCGCGAACGCGAACGTCGGCGGCTACGTGCTCGAGCAGTCCGGGCTCGTCAACCAGGGCGTGCACGTCAAGGTCTACCGCCAGTCGGCCGCCACTTCGGCGCTGACCGAGATCCCGAACGCGACCAACATGATCGGGATCGGGCTGATCGCGCACGACATGGAGATCGAGGGCTACTAGTGCAGCTGCTCGACAAGCCGGAGTTCTTCCCCGGGCGCTGCCTGCTCGGGGGAGGCTGCGAGGAGGTCGTCGACTTCCAGCGCTCGAACGAGCACGGCGAGCGCGTCTACGTGTCCCAGCAGCTCGTCGCCGACGCGGCGCGGCTGATGGGCTTCATCGGCCCGCGCGAGCGCGCGACGCTCGACGAGGACGCGAGCGTGCTGCAGCAGAAGCTCGACCAGGCCGAGGCAGAGCTGGTCGAGCTGCGGGCGCTCAAGGACGCGGTCGCCTACACGCTCGAGAAGGGGATCGTGATGGACAAGCGCACCGGCCGCGCCAAGCTGCGCCCGATACCGGGCAGGAAGGTTCCGGCGCTCTGATGGAGGTAGCTCTCTCCCTCACCTCGCTCGCGCTGGCCGCGGTCGCCTGCTTTGCTGCGTGGAAGGCCGGGCAGATCAACGGTGACGCGCAGCTGTTCCGTGTGCTCGACCACCTGGCCGAGCAGGAGGCGCTCCACCGTGCCGAGCGCGAGGGGCTGATGCACCGGATCAGCTCGCCGCAGCAGGCCGCGATCGACTACGGGATGATGGCCGCCCCGCCACCGCAGGGCAAGCGGCCGCTCGCTGACGGGGAGAAGCGCGCATTGCGCGACCTGGTGGGCGAGCTCGAGGACCTCGGCGCCACGGTGCCGGACTCGCTGCGCTCGCTCGTAGGGTGAGGTCCGTTGGCGGGCTCCAGCGCTCGGCGCCGACACGGCGCCGGGTCACAAAGGGCTATGCGCGCCACCGTCAGGCTTATGACGCTCGCCGACGCCGGGTGGCGCTCACTCCCGAGGCCCGTGCGTTCCGCGACGTCTGCCGCCGCGATCCGTGCGCTTACTGCGGCGGTCCGGGTGGCGACGCTGACCACATCGAGGGCCTACTCCAGGCGGGCGAGCACGACTGGACGAATCTCACGGGCGCCTGCAAGGCGTGTAACGCCAGCAAGCGTGAGCGTCCACTCCTCCTCTGGATGCTCGAACGGAGACCAGCATGAGCGCAGCTGAGAATTACGGGCGCGCGCCGGCGCCGAAGTACGTCAGCGGCGGCCAGATCCTCACCGACGAGGAGCGCCAGCTGACTGCTCGCGCCGAGGCGGCGATGCTGACCTACCAGGGCACCTGGCAGGAATGCCTCGCCTTCTTCGACAACAACCAGTACGTCGAGCTCAACAAGAGTCGCGGTGTGCTCGACGACACGCTGCAGCGCGAGATCACGGCGGGCAGCACCGGTTACCAGCCGCGCGTGACGCGCAACAAGTACACCGACGGCCTGCTCTCCGAGGTCGCCTGGTGTACCAGCCGGTTCCCGGGCTTCGAGGTGACGCCGCGCAACGGCGACCCCGGCCCGAGCCATCAGGCGCGCATGGGCGAGAAGGTGCTGCTTGACCTCTGGGAGCGGCTCAACATGAAGGGCGTCCTGATCGGACGGCTGACGATCGCCGGCAACTGCGGCGCGGGCTACCTGTGGCCGTACTGGAAGTCCGACGAGGGCCGCTACGTCGGCAACCACCCCGACAGCGGCAAGGCGCTCTACGAAGGCGAGATCGGCTTCATCAAGCTGCAGCCCGACGAGGTGCTCTGGGAGCCCGGCCTGACCTTCGCCGAGGCGAAGACGCACATCCTGCGCAAGGCCTACCCGGTCGAGTCGGTCAAGAAGCGCCCCGGCTACATCGGCCCCGACGAGCTGAAGCCGAACGCCTCGACCGCGCGCTACGAGATGGCGCGCGGGCCCGAGCAGCAGGAGATGGTGTTCGTCTACGACTGGCTCGAGCAGCCGTGCGAGCGCTACCCGAAGGGGCGCTGGCTGACCTACCTGCAGTCGGGCGAGCTGATCCACTCGCCGCGCGACTACCCGCGCCAGTCGAAGAACCGCGCCAGCTGCATCCACGAGCTCTCCTGGACCGACCGCGACCACCGGCACCGCCCGATGGGCGTCGGCGAACGCGCGCTCGACATCCAGCGCTCCTTCAACCGCACCAACAACCAGATCATCGCCTGGGCGAACCTCGTGCTCGTGCCGCAGCTGATGGCTCCCTACGGGTCGGTGATTGGCGAGCCGACCGCCGACCCCGGCGACCGCATCGAGTACCGGCCGATCGCCGGCATGAAGCCCGAGTGGCGCGCGGTGCCCGACATCCCGCAGTCGCTGTTCCAGAAGCTCGAGGACTGCCGCCGCGACTTCGACGACCTGTTCGGCGCGCGCGACCTGCCGGATACCGAGTCGGCCCAGCACGCCGCCACGATCATCGAGCGCGAGCAGTCGCGCCGCGGCGTCGTGATCGCCAACCTCGCCCGCTTCTACTCCGACGTCGGCGAGCACATGCTCGAGCTCGTGCAGGAGAACTACACCGAGCAGCGCCTGATCCGCGTGCAGGGGCGCTTCGGCGTCGACCTGGTGGCCGACTTCAAGGGCGACCGCGACCTCGGCGGCACCGAGCTGTCTGTCTACGTCGACCCCACCCAGCTGACGCCGCGCAGCCGTGCGGCGCAGGAGGCGAAGGTGATGACCTTCGTGACCAACGGCTGGATCCCGATCCACCAGGCGATGGCGGCGCTCAACGCCGGAACCGCCGAGCGGCTGATCGACGACTTCGAGCTCGACATCGCCCGCCAGCACCGCGAGATCAAGCAGATCATCGCGATCGCCGGCGAGAACGCCGACGGGATCCCCGACGTCACCGAGGTCGTCCAGAACACCGGCATGGAGCCGGAGCAGGCGATGGAGCTGCTGCACGCGGCCATCCTCGAGATCGGGCCGACCGTCGAGGACTTCGACAACCACGAGATCCACATCGACGTCATCAGCCAGTGGATGAAGACCGTCGACTTCGAGGAGCAGCCCGACGTCGTCAAGGGCGTCGCGCGCGCCCACCGCGACCAGCACTCGCAGATGATGGCCGCGGTCCAGATGCAGCAGCAGCAGGCGCAGGCGGGGCTGGCCGAGCAGCAGGGCCAGGAGAACGCCGCCAAGCCGCCCGGTGAGAAGCCTGAGCCCTCGCGGGCGAGTCAGGAGACCCAGAAGTCTGGACTCGAGTGAGGGGCTCCCTCACTCAGGCGCTGATGGCTGCGCGGCGCCGGCGTAGGGGGCTGCGCCTGAAGCGCCGCCTGCGCGGCGTCGAGCCCGTCCGCATCCTCAACAGGCCAGCTCGTCATGGCCTCCCTGAGTGACGCGCTTAAGCGGGTGAACGCTGGGGAGGTCGTGCTCTTGGTGCCGGTCGACGACGGGCTGCTGCTCTACTCGTGCCCGGTCGTGAAGGGACTGAAGTACGCGCTGCACGCCGACGACTCGGTGCGCGCCTCGTTCGTGACGGCCGCGGCCTACCAGCTCGGGCTGAACGCCGGGCTACTCTGAGATGACGATCACGATGCCCGCGGCACCGGATC